CTTTTACCTTTAGCAGTATATCCTTCAGTTAAAAGGTTATATATTTTTTGGTAATAGTTTATCATAAATTAATTCCTATGTATTAGCATCACCGTGCTGTACAATGAAGTCATAACGGAAAGCAACTTCTATAGAATGGAAGTCATTACTGTTATAGTTCATTTCTGCCTGTCTCCAAGATTTAGGGAATAATCCATAGAATCTACTATAAGAGATGGGTTGACCTTTATTATCTAATTGTACCAAATCAGCTACAATCTTGAAATTACCTGCAACATTACCTGCACCAACTGATCGACCTGGAGTAAATTCACCTGTAACTGGGTTATAGATAGTTTGAATCCATTGATAAAGTAGATACCCCATCTTGTGCTTTAGTAAGTTATCAAATGTTACTCTAAGCTCATCTGGAGATCCTTTACCAGGGTAGAATACCTTGTCATTAACTCTATGGACTTCAATATCATCCAACTGGAAACCAGTCTGAGATACTTGCTTAGCCGCTAAGGTTAATGGACGATCCAAAGAGGCTACACCATCAACAGGAACACCATAGAAGGTTATTTCCCACTGATATGTGCGTATAGAATCTATGTCCTGGCTTATCATGGGCAAATTCTTACCCTTAAGCTCTCTATTCTGACTGTTTACATAAAGTGGTTTATACATGGTTTATTAGCTCCCTAACTTGGCTGATTGGTTAGTGACATTAATCTCAAACACGATGATTTCAGCAGCCTTAGTGGGCTTGAGAAGTATCTTGCACCATAGTTCATTACGATCTATGCGTTCAGGAGTATTGGTAGTTTCATCACATACTACCTTGTACTCGGTAATACCTCTACGTCTACGAATATCGTCGAGTAGAGGATCTACTACGTTTTGAATATTCTCCCAAGTAATCGGGTCATTAGGCTCGAATACAAACCTCTGTGAAGCAGCTAGAATTACCTTGCGGAGGTAAATCATTAAGCGTCTTACATTTATTCTATCCAGAGCAGAAGGATCCCTTTGGGCAGTTCTCTGACCAAAGATCGTAATACCTTGAGTTGGGAAAGCCACTATTGGGTTGATTATGTTTCCACCGCTGTATAGTGAATCCCTATCTCCCTGATTAAGAATTACATCCACTGCTGTTGGCTTGGTTAAACGGCCTCTCTGGAATCCAGCAGGAGCAAACCAAGTCTCGGCAGCAGTATCAGTGAAGCACATCTGTCTTGCAGCGAAGATAGTAGGATCATACCACTGATCCGCAGCAGTGAATACATTGAATACCTGTAGCCAAGGCCAGAAGACCGCAGCGTATGAACTATCTATTGCTGTAGTTCTAGTCTCTGATCTACCATTAGACCATTCTATAGCCTGTTGGACTGTATCAACCGATCCATAAGGAGGAGATACTAGTGCAATGAAGTTTTGACTGTCTTCAGCTAGAGTTATAAGTGCATTCTGTAGGCTCTGGTTATTCATACCAGGGACTAGTGCTACTGAGATATTCAGGCTATCATCATCCAAGGCGTAAATACCAGTCTTGGGTGTAACTGTAGGATCCCCTATAAGAACACCAGCATTTAAATCATCACTATTGGAGGTTCCATTGGTTCCACCAACCATATCATATGTACCTTCTACTGCTTTGACGAACAAAGCACCAGAGCAAGTTACAGTTGAAGTATTGGAAGTGCCACAAATTCTATTTGCTCCGAAGATAGACGTAGCAGGTTCAGTAAAGCTAGTTGGTCTACCTGGGGTTATATCCGCCCCGTGAAGGACTAGACTTCCCTGTATAACCTCAGATTTTCTATCTGTACTACCAGTATTGATTATATCCTCGATATAAATTGGACCATCAAGTAAATTAACCTTGAATTGCTCTCTGCGAGTACCATCCTCATTAACCTCTACCTTGAACTTGGAGTTACCTATATCTGAAATTTCTATAGAGTTTCCAATAGTTTGACCCTTAGAATCTATATCAGCATTATAACCAGCACCAGGATAAAGAGACTGAACATGGTAAGCTACACTAGATGCTCCAGTTGATTGGAAAGTAGTACCATATACAATTGTTGAAGATGTTGCTGTACCTAATGTACCACTAGCAGTTACAGGTCTTAGTATTGGTAAACCAGTTATAAACTGAGGATCACTATAAGCAGTAACGCTTAATGACGCTAAAGCACCAGCCCATCTACCAACAATATATGGAGTTGAACTTGTAGAACCATAGTACTCAACACTAAATTTATCTGCGTCTAGTGCTCCACCTAATACCGATAGAAGAGAGGCACCCTCAGAAATAAGACTTCCACCTTCAGGAATTGAGAATTCTTTAGGGGTTAAATATTGGGAAACGCCATTAGTATCTGTTACTTGAATCTTGAGATAGAAAGCATTATTGGTCCCGTATCCTGCTGAGGTTTGGACCGCTGGGCAAGCCCCTAGTGGAACTGTAGCAGTAGCATTGGCCGCTGTTGAAGAGGCACCTCTAACAAAGTAGATGGAATTAGTAGTTTCTAGTATCTCTACTGCACCCAATAGCCCCTGACCAGGAATAGAATCATCTGGCTTACCAAAGGTTCTAATTAGCTGGTTAGGAGAGGTAATTAAAGTAGCTTCCCCAACTGGTCCTTTGGATGCAAATCCTACTATACCAACTACACTCGAATTTAAACTTGGGGCATATTCTGATATATCTTTTTCTATTACAAACACACCTGGGCTCACCATATTTGTTGCCATAATCTAATCCTTATTTGTAGTCAGTGACCTTAAGAAGTCGTCTACGTTGTAGATTTTTAATCATATCACTAACGTAGGTTGCAGGGATAACTATACTCTCCTTAGAAGCCAAACGGTGCATTTTAACTCCAATAGGGGTTTTTAACGCTACCTGAAGGCTTTGAAGGGATTCATTTAATATCTGCTTCATACTTATATCTACCCCTGTTTAAGTACTAAACTTAGAATATTTTATCTTAGATCCTTCCTAGTAATTTAAGTAGGTAGGCAAGATAATGGGCACAGTAATTTAATCCCTTTTGTCCTGATTCTTTTAAAAGTAAATTATCTATTCCAAATCTAACCCTGTTTTGTATACTAGTATTATCTGAGTTTTGGAAGTAAGGAGACGTAGTTGCAGACTCTATTACATCGTGATCTGATGCTAGGTTCTCCGGTCCTTTTTTAATGAAATAGTTTGTATAATAGTGCCCTGATGCCGTAGCTGTAGTAGCGTGCATTACACTATCATCTATAGTTGCTACCATTCCATAATTTAAAACAGGCCAAACATCATCTCTATTCCTACCTGGACCATGCCAGTAAATAGGATTAACCTCTCCTAAATCCTGCCAATTTCCTGCCACTGAATGGGCAAACCCTGTGTCGGATGTAGCGTAGCTTCTTTTTTGTCCTATACCAGAACCGTATCCATAAGTACCATTGTTATAAAAATTACTATTTACTCCAAACGGCCACCAATAGGATGCTCCATGTTGTCTATTGTGAGGATCTAATAGGAATGAACTAAAATAGGCATTAAAAGATTGTGTTTGTAGTGGGGATGCTCCTTGGAGGCCCATATCAGTAAGTGCTCTATCCCATTTCGTGTCCCCTATTACCCCAGACATGGTTCCAAATACTGGATAAGAAAAAGCTGTACTACAACCTAATGATATACTGCTAAATATTTTATTTCTTTCTACGCTTGAAGTAGGGAGAATTAGTTTTGCTAGTCCCAATGCCCCTTCCTTTAAATACATCTCATGGAAAGATAAAGTTACCGTTGAGGATGCAGCAACTATCCCGCCATATAAAGACCCTACTGGGTTAGCATTTAATCCACAATTTACAGAGGGGGGATTTGCTAGTGAATTTGCCATATCTGGATTTTGATACCAGTATTGATAATCAGAGGATATTAATTCATTTGGTCCAGCACCACCAGGATATCTTCTAAAATAGTTATTATTACTTAAGGCCCCACCTAAAATGTTGGCTGGTGGATCCCCAGCATTTCCTGCCCCTCCACTATGCAGCATTCCATTTTCTATAGACGCCCCATATGCATATCCACTAGCAGAGTAATTAAAGAATGGAGAATGGTCATTTCTCCA